AAGTTGTTTTCAAATTCAAGAAGATTCAAAAATTATTACTGGAGAGCCTTGGGATGGTACGAAGATCAGATCATTTTCTTTTAAAGTTATAGAAACTGGAAGGTATGAATCTATTGACGACCCTAATGGTGGATTAGGAACTCATTGCGGTAATCCTTATTGGAATAAAAATGGACCCTTTTTTGCTGTACGTCAGGGAGATCAACGCAGTTTTTATTATGAACAAAATTATCAAGATATTTTTAATGCTAATAGTAGATACACATTGCAAAAAGCAACTTTAGGAACTATTTCTAATAACAGAAAATGTCACATTACAGAAATAGGTATTAAGTCAAAAGTATTCAAAGAAATGCAATTTGCAAATGTAAATAGCAAACCTTCAGAAGATAAAATTTACGAAGTTTATGATAATAAATCTACTCTTACACTAGGTAATGTTAATAAATATATTACTAGATATAGCTTTTTTAAATTACAAGTAAGGAAGTCTGGAGAAGACAATTGGAAGTGGTTAAAACCTACAACAAACATGGAAGCACATACAGGTTTGTTTTGTGTAAGAGGTAACACTCCAGAGTTTCAATATAATTATATAAGAATAGATCATCCAAGTTTTGACCAATATGAATATAGATTTTTCCCTCACCCTGGTGCTGCTGTTGTTAAAGAAGTAGAAGAATATGAAGCCGCAAATAGATATAATCCTGTTTATGCAATGATGCTAAATGCCAATGGAGTAAGAGAAGAAATTGATATTCAACAATTTGAATGTGATAATTATTTTGTTAAATTTGCAGGAGAACGTGAGCATTTATTAAACAAACAAAATTTAAGTAATAAAGAATGGAATTTAGGAGAACCAAGTAAAACAAAAATACAAAGTGCAGCTAAAAGAATTACTGGTTTTTTCCCTAATCAAGCAGGAAATTACCCTGGTGCATCAATAAGTAATTTGCCAGAAGTAAGAACATCTAATCGAATATTTACAAATCATTTTTTATATCCACCTAATTATGGTGGTTATGTCTCAGGACACGGAACAACAATTGCTGCTCATCAAAATGATCCTTCACCTGGATTAACTAAGTGGAGATTGTATATCAACAGAGCAGATTTATCTGATATGCAGAATCAGGATGCTTTACATGATGGAGAAGGAACATGGACAGGTTTAGTAGCTAATAATTATCAAGGATCAGACCCTTCTCAAGTTGAATTTCACTACACAACAAAGGCTGGAAATGGAGGTAAATTTACTCCGCACAGTTATAAAATAAACCACCCTGGATCGACTACTAAGCTATATAGCGTTAATAAGGATGAGCAAGAAGATATAAGTGCTGTAACTCCAGCATTTGATGGGGAGGTGATGGTTGACGGAGGAGAAGGATCAGCAATGTATGTAAATTTAACTATTTATACGGCTGGTTCTGGAAGCACTATGAAATATTTTGCTATGTGGTCTTTGCATGATTCAGGTAATAACGCTTATGAAAATGATGATGATGTATTTATACATAAAGGTAACGACACTATTGATCATCTAGGCTTACCTGAACATATACGTTTTCAAGTAAAAGTTTCTACTGTTGGAGATATTTATACCGATGAAATATTAAGTGAATTAAATCCTTATGATGCTGCTGCTGATTTTTGGCAATATGAAGGTGATAGATCAAGTCATTTAGACGGCCCAGAGCATCAGATAACGTATTGCAATGAAATAGTTAGAACTGCTAATGATCCAACTACAAATTATATTCCTGAAGGAACTCCAGCAACGTATGAAAATTTAGCCTATGCAGGTTTAAGGATTGATAGTTCAAAAGAATGGACAAACTTTAGTCAGTTTTCTGCTTACTTTAAAGAAGGAATTAAGGTTAAAAGATTAATAAGTGATTCTGGTAATGATGCTGTAAATGGTTCTGATGGAGTAGATAGTGAAGGGAAAGGGGCTACAAATATCTTTCCTGAAATCGCTTATGCGTTATTAACAGATAAAACAATAGGAGCTGGAGCGGTGATTAATGCTTCCTCTGTTGACGAAGATAACATGAGAATTGCAGCAAAGTTTTGTAGAGCGAACGGATTATTTTGGGACGGAATACTTTCAAACAAAGTTAATTTAAGAGAGTTTATTTATGAACAAGCTGTTTATTCTTTATTAGATTTTACAATTATTGGTGGGAAATTTAGTTTATTTCCCACTGTTCCTTATAACAGTGATTTCACTATAAATTATGACGGCAAACCAACAATTAAGGCAATGTTTACTGATGGAAATATTAAAGATTTGAATGTATCTTTTTTATCTTCAGAAGACAGACAAGCCTTTAAAGCAAATGTCCTTTACCGTTTAGAACAAGAAAATGGTTTTCCTGAAATAAAATCTGCTGTTGTCCGATTAGCTGGTTCAGATCATGTCGATGATCCATTAGAAACTTTTGATTTAAGTGGTTTTTGTACTAGCAGACAAACAGCACTTTTATTTGCAAAGTACACATTAGCTTTGCGTAAACACTTAGACCACACAGTAAGTTTTAAAACAGCACCTCATTTTATTAACGGAGTAAAGCCTGGTGATTACATCAGAGTTTTCTCGACAACACAACATGTAGATCGTTTTAACAATGGAGCAATTCTTGATGATGGTAGTGTCGTTTGTAAGGACTTAAGTGAACTAACAAGTGGAAGTCAGCCTAAAGCTTTTTACCATTGGAACCCTTCGACAATAGTAAACAATGAACCAATGCCAGTAACAGAAGCTTCAGTAGATTTTACTAATGAAAGTGCTGTAAAGGCGTTTGCTGGTTCTTTGTTTACTCTTAAAGAGACAGAAGCGGCTGATCAATGTTACAAGGTTGAAAGTATTACGTTTGGGGAGGATGGTCTTGTTGAATTGACTGGTTCGTATGCCAAGTTAAGCATCGATGCTGGAAATGAAGGTAAACTAGAAATGCTACAGAATTGGTCTAGTGTGAGCAATCCTGTCTTTGATTATGAAGAGGTTTAATGGCAACAGCACAACCATTTCCTACCGTTAGACCAACGTCCAGAAGTTATAACCCTGGAACGTATCCAAGTACCACGTTTGAATCGTTAGATGGTACAAAGACACATTTACGTTTTGGTAATAAACGAGTTAATGCAACTTTGACTCTAGGGTTTTCAAATATTTCTGATGCTGATGCTGCTTTGATTTTGGCTAATTATGAAGATGTAAATTCTGCTTGGGATTACGTTACTTTTGATCGTGGTTATGCGACTTCAGGTGTGACAGACACTAGCCTTTTGGCTTATTTGAAAGAGTCTGGATCAAGTTTGAAATGGAGATATTCTGGCCCTCCAAGTGTCACAAGTAGTTTTAAAGGAAAAAGTAATGTTAGTTGTAGTTTTGTTGCTTGCCTAGATTCACCGTAGAATAGACTTAATGTTTTAATTTAAGGTCGTGGGTTTTTATTCAGGCAGAGATGGAGAACTGTATGTTGCTGATGTAAAAGCAGCAAAAGTTCAGTCATGGTCTTTCTCTAGCTCAATGGCGGTATTGGAAACAACCTCATTAGGCGATACAGATAGAACACTTGAATCAGGTGTTAGAAGCTATAGCGGAAGTGCAAGACTGTTTTATTACGTTGCAGCAACGGGCTCTGGAGCTGACTCAAATCTTCACGCTTTGTTGACTAATTCAATTAAGACATCAACTACAGCAGGTGATGGTGAAAACGATAAATCAGATGAAGTTGTTTTAAAGCTGCGAATGACGACAGGTTCTACTGATGTTCGAGATATTCAATTCTCTGTCTTTATTACAGGTGTTTC